GGCCTAACTATCTCATTATCGCTGCTGTCTCTTAAATATCTTAATTCTACTAATTTGTTATTGTCAGGATGTCCAAAGATTTCCGTACATCTTAACACCTCTACGAGCTTGTTACAAAATTTTTGCTTGTCTTCAATAATATTACCAAGTTCTTTATCCATAGTTTTCATTCCTTATCCTCACTTTCTGTATATGGTTTAAAACTTATCCATTCTTTGATATACATTTTCGTTTTCTGTATATAATAAATACCTTATGCAATCTAACCCTTTGATGTAATATATCGGCTTACCATACTTTTTATAACGAATGTGGCATAACCACATTATAATTTTATCAATCATTCCTTATCCTCACTTTCTGCCTTGTATTTGTCGATAATCTCGAGAACATCATCAATCACAGTTTTTGGGTTTACCTCACACCAATAATAGGTTAAGTCTTTTATCTCGGCTCTTATCTTGTCAAGTACATCCGACTTGCCATCTTCATATCCGTGCATATAATTCTGCTCTTTACTCATGGATTTTATTTCGGTTTCAGATATTTCACTCATTCGTCTACCTCCACTAATTATTAATTACTAATGCTGCGTCCACAGGAGTTACTAATGCACCACCTGGTAATAAAATTTGCATTCCTGTAAGCAAATTTATCACTCCTATATCTGAATGATACTGATTATTAGCTTTTATAAAAATATTATTTTCATACTTAAATACGTCCCCTACTTCTATATCGTTTAAGAGTTTACTATGCTTTTCTGCTTTATCTATTATTTTCATTTATCTACCTCCTTAAGATTATTTTCAAAAATATCTAACATTGTCGTATATGAGCTGATTATGATATATTTTAAAATCCTATCGTTAGCCGGCATGTCTTGCAATGTTTTTTCATGATATGATCTACATGTTTTTAAATCTTCTATTGTTTTATTCACGGCCTCTTCTAATGTCATATTAATCCTCCCATAATTTATTTTTATTTCATAGCCTCGTGCGCTTGTAATAGTAATTCAATATTTACTTCTTTTATATTTTCTTGTATCAATTTAAGAGTCATTTCATAATATGCTTTACTGGTTTTAGTGCCTTTTCCCTGTAAGTATAATTTTCCATAATACTCTTTGATCATATGATTATGGCACGAGCTTAATTGCTCTAAAGCTTCACGTGCATTAATTTCACCAGATGATAATTTAGACATTATATTATTTACTTCAGTAGCAATCATAATATTTTCAACTTTTAGCATTTTGGTTAAATATTTCATTCTTGGTCCTCCGCGTAAATTCCTATAATTTTATCTAATTTAAACGATGCCACTTGTATCGCTATCATATTTATTCTCCTATACTAATTCTTCTGGTATTTCTTCGCTTAAATCCTCGCCGCAATAAGGGCAATAAACATTGTCTGCTTGAATTGTAGGAAGTTTATTTATATCTTCAATAACCGAGGGTTCTGTGCTTGCATATGCGGTTGTTTCCCACCAACTATTGATTAACCTTATTACATCTGATTTATTAATATACTCGTCCATAATCACTCTCCTAACTCATTTACTAAATCATCAATAATAAAATCACAATCTTTTTCTATCGCATTGTGTCCACCTAAAAATTGCGTTATAAGATGTTCACTATAATTGTGGTTTAACGTTGCAAGTGGATAAATTACACCACCTTGTCTTAGACATAATGACGGTCTTTTATTCTCTGGTAATTTAACTATACATAGCTGTGTTTTCATACTTACTCTCCTATATTTCCTCTAAAATTTCCTCGCTTTCTAAATGAAATATGCTATTGTTCCTGTTACTCCGATTGCGAATAAAAGAAAATTTCCCCATGGTATATGATTTCCATGTATAGATTTCACTAGATTTACACTTCCCCACCAAACTGCTATAAAGATAAACATTATTAAAATAATTTTCGATGTGTACATTTTTATTCCTCGCTTTCTACAATCCTTACTTTCCGTTCACAATAACAATTTCTTGTGATTTTTCACAAATATAATCTCCCTCACCTATATAAATACAAAAATCACAAGTATCATCACAAATTTTACCCATTACTCTCTCCTTTCAAAGTCTGCACAACTAAATGTACTAGGTTCTCTCAATTCAAATCTGTGTCCATTTTCACACTCAAAACGGTTTCTACTTATTTTCTTGTTATACTTACAATCCTTGCACATTCCATGTATAGGTGTGACAGGTGGTAGTGCTCTAATAATATCCCTATCTCGTCTTAAAAGCGTTTCTTCCCTACTGTTGTTTGCGTGATGTTCTGCACTTTCTTTCAATTCCTTTAAGGCTTGTTTTCTGCTCACACAATCATCACTAGGTTGTTGCTCTAGTGCTTTGATTGCCATTTCGCATGCATCTATAGCTATACATTTGTCAAAATCAGAAATAAGCCAACCTTCATCAATTATCTCATTAAGAATTTCTACTGCTTGCTCCTTAGTCATAATCACTCTCCTTATCCAAATAATTTAAAAAGTATTATTGTATATACTTCTCCGCATATCATTCCGAGCACAAAAATTAAAAATCTTATAAGTTTTTTCTCCACGGCTCTATCCTCTCTTATTGTCAACCCAAAGTGCAAATGCTAAAATAGCTCCCTGAATCAAAGTTATTCCTATTATTAATCCAATGCAAAATCCCATAGTCTTACTCCTTTCAATCATCGAAATACTCAATACTACATTTAATCTTGAATACAATTCGAATAGCTGTCCTAGCGAAAAGTGTTATTAAATTTTTCATGCTGTACTCCTTTACTCTTTTAAACCCCAGCTAACAACTATTATCGCAATTACTAGTCCTGCTAAATAAGCCATTGTTTCCATTTTTGTTACTCCCCTTAAATTTTAAATTCATGATCAAATATTATTGCTGCAACTCCTCCTAGTAATAAAGAAACAGGGATATACCAGGCCACTAATCCTGTGAGTAGTAATCCTAATCCTATTAAACAATACCCTCCTAATTTCATATTCACTCCTCCTTTATAGGGAGGGGCTGAAGCCCCTCATTTTAAACTAACATCGTTGCTGCAGCTTCTTCAAGCTGAAGTCTTCTTTCAAGTGAAAAATCTTGAGCAACTTCTGTTATACCATTTATTATTCCCCAATTTGTAGATGCATACTTTGCAGTAGCAATATCTATAACTTTTTGTGCCATATCATCTGAAAGTAATGTTGCAGTCTTAATGTCTTTGATCAATTCTTCCATATCAGTCTTCATTGGAATTTTTCCAGTTGCAATGATCTGATCAGTTACAACTCGCTTTACTTCTTCTATATTTTCAAGGCCGGCTCTTAATCCCTCTCTAAAATCTTCAGAAGTAATTCCAATATGCTTTTGTGTAAAAAGCTTTGCAGATGATTTTGCAATAATAAGACCGTTTGTACAAACTTGCTTCCATACAAAAAATCTTACATATAAACCGCATCTTCCTACATCTGAAGAATCTAAAGAAATTCCTGCAAAAAGATCTTCGCCGTCAATTGGAAGCATTTCTTTCTGAACAAGTCTAAGGTGCAATCTTTCTTCAGATAAGAATGATCCTTTAAGATCAAATGTTTTTGGATCAAATACTTCTGCAACTTCTTTTAAAATCTCAGGAGTATCAAATTGAGAATAAGATCCTGAAAGAATTCCTCTAGCGTGATCTTCATATTGACGAACAAAAAATGTTCTTTTGTCATCTGGGAACCAGGCATTTAAGTTCTCTCTAGCAAGATCTGAATGACCTGTCTCAACCATTTTTGTATAATATCTAGAAGGAACGCCGAGTTTGCCACAAAGATGAGACGTAGCAAGGTTTGACATATTGATTGCATTTCCATTTCCAAGATCAAGCTGAAGATCTTCATTAATGCTAAGGTCTTTAACTGCAACCTTATGATCTACACACTTAGATTGAATTTCATTTGCATTTTCAATTAGCTTATCAAAGCTCTTTGATGTCTGTAACATTTCTGATCCTAAGTTTTCATTATTATTTACCATATCTTTACCTCCTATGAAAAACTCATGTTTAACTATAGATATTATACAACAATTGTAGTATAATTTACATAGGATTATGGTAAAAAATTGTATTTTTCTAAGTACAATTTGAAGTATAAAATAAAAGAGCATCCGGATCAATGGATGCTCTTTTTGAGGGGGGTAAAAATATATCAATGCAAGAAAAACTTATAATGTAACTAATAGTATTATAGCATCCTTATTGAAAAATTTACACTAGTTTATTCCGGTAGATCCAAAACCATTAGATCCTCTACCCTCTTTATCTAAGCTGTCTACAAACTCTGCATAAATTACAGGTCTAATCACTAGTTGCCCGATTTTTGTACCAGCTTCTAATAATACATCAACATCGTTTGTATTATAAAGAATTGCGTGAATTTCTCCAGTATAGCCTGCATCAATAGGAGCATTTGCCGCGATTATTCCTAAATTTGAACTAAGCCCTGATTTACAGTGAATAATCGCGTCATATCCATCTGGAAGCTTTATGCCCATTCCAGTTGGCACCTTAGTTATTTTACCTGCAGGTAAAACTATATCTTCTGGCGTGAATACGTCTGCTCCTGAATCATTATAATGTGCTCGATTTGGAGCTTTATATCCCTTGAACTTGATAACTTCTATTTTCATTATTATCCTCCTTAAAATATGCAGTAGCAAGTTTTACCATCATATGTGCTTTTGCTTCTTCTTTAGATACCTGATGTTTTGCCATGTATCTAATAATATATTCATTTATACATCTTTCGATTCTTTCTTCGCTCGACATTTTTCTTCCTCCTGAAGAATATCTTCTCTAACTTCTTTTGCAAACTCAGTAAGTGTCACCTTGTCTGCAGGTACATTGTAAATAAAATCCCCTTTTTGTAATTCATCTAAAGGCCAACCTGCTGGGTTTTTTGTATTTTGATCCATAGTTTATACCTCTCTAAAATCAATCAACTCCTTGGCCATTTCTACGGTACGCTCTCTAATCTCTTTAGAAGGAAGTCCGATTTCAATCCAATGATTAATATTTTTTGCCATTCTATAACTTCGATCATATAACTTTATAGAGTCATACTCGTAGCCTTCATATTCGCGATCCTGGACAATATTCTTGATTGTGTCATAATCTTTATCATATAAATGCATCGATGTCACGAAATGAGTATATGAACCAACTGGGATGTCAAGCCTATGTGCAATATATCTTTGAAGTTCAGTAAAGAATGCAATGTCATAAGGAAATCCAAACCAGATGTCATTACTTCTCATCATTCCTGTACAGTTCAATTTTCCATCTCTAATGAGATATTGAAGAGCAATTGTACATGGTTCATCGTGAGTTTCAATAACATTTTTATTAGGTGTATTAAGATTGATCACAGCGCGTCTACTTGTAGGATCTTTTTGTAACAGCTCAATCATTTTTTCGATCTGATCAAAGCCAAACTTGTATTTCATGAGATGTCCATAAGCAGAGTTGTTTGTCATACCGTTGTCAGTAAGACGCTCCCACATGGATCCATATTGAGAAATAAACTTAACTGAATTAAATCCATTAAAATACCATAGCCATTCTCCTAAGAGGTATGAGGGAGAAATTCCCCTCACACCTACAATTGTATTCTTAGAAGCATCAAGTTCGATTTTAACATTGTTCATTTCTCTAGTTCCAGCTACCCGATCAGCATAAAGTAACTGCTCACATAAATTCAAATAGATAAAATCGATCTGGTTCATATTAATCCTCCCTAACCTTTAAAACCCATAAGCAATTTCTTGCCTGTTCTGCTGGAACCATTGGAGCCATGAGATTTGCAAGTAAATTAGAATCATAATATTTCTGAAGTTCTTCAAATGCCTCTTTTCTCCAACCAACAAGATCTTTCTTATAATCTTTTTGAGAAGCGAAAGTTCCATACTTAGCTTCAATTGTAAAGAATTCTTCAAGCTTTGCCTGCAGTTCAAAGTGATCCCATTCACCTATTTCTTTATTTTCACCAGATCCCAACATATGGTTTTGAGCAGCTCCTACCTGAGGATCATAATTTGGTGTTGACAGATAAACGACTGTATCAGGTCCGCAATGATATGCGATATTATCTAAAAAGTTATCTGCATTTGCATGACCGATATGCTCAATTACTTCAAAGCATGTAATAATGTCAAATGTTTGACCTAAATCTAATTCAGGTTGACAAAGATCAGCTTGTCTAAATTCAGCAAAATCAAGTTTTCCAAATTTTTCATTGTTCTCAGCGATGGTTTGACTTCTAATATCAAGACCTAAATACTGTGCAGGACGATATTTGTTGCGATAAAACAACTCAAGCATTTCGCCTGATCCGCATCCAAAATCTAAAATCTTTTGTCCGATTTTAGCATTCTTAAGTACATGTGTCCATCTGAAATAGTGAGCGAATTGATCTCTGTGATAAATGTGTCGCTCAAATTCATTTTGTGGTGTAAGTTGTGTCTTGTTGTAAATTTCCTTTTTTCTAGCCATTTTAATAAATCCCTCCTTATTCTTCGATTAGTTTAAATATTTCATCAAGTGTCATCTTAGATGTATCAATTAATGGTAAATGAAAGTCATTCGCATACCATTTGAATTGCTCATTAATCCATTCTAATTTTTCCATTATTGCAGGGTGTTCATTTCCTCTAGCTTCTAACCTAGATCTAAGGACATCTGTATCTGCAGTAAGTACGAGTGTTTTAAGTCCTAATTCTTGTTTACCAATCATTAGTACGATTCTTGCATCTTCAGGACAGCATTTAGCTTTTCTATTGAATACCTTTGGATAAATAAGTTCTCCTAATGTGTGGCGATCCCAGACTACATTATCTTTTCTAGAACTTTGTCTGTAAAAAATATAGTCAGATGGATCTGTAACACCACAATGGCAAATATCCAATCCATATTTTTCAGCTAAAATTTTCGCAAGAGTAGTTTTACCTGCACCATCAACTCCCTCTAAAATTATACGCATACCTACACCTCCCTAAAATGTTCTATGATTTTTGATACTATGTGGTTCATCTTTACACATAGTAGTTTCTTCTACTCGTTTATATGTGCCTCCATGTTGTTCGATAAAGCTCTTTGCTTCTGGCAAGCTTGTTGTAAATAGATATTCTTCCCCTGATCCCCTACATTCATACATTATTTTGATCATACCTCTTCCCCTTTCTTTTTAAATCCATTTTATAACAGGATCTCCTTGAAATCCCTTTTCCCACACAAACCAGGCATAACAAACGGCTGAACCTTTTGTTGCTGCAAAGTCACCGTTTTTTGCGCATATTTGTCTTTCTGAAAAAACATAAACTATTTTTGGCGGATATTTCTTAAATAATTCTGCTCTCGCTTTTCCCTCAAGAAATTGAATTTTTAAAAGCATTGCGCATTTTCCACCCATTCTTAATATCTCTAATGCTTTATAAACAAATTCCATTGCAAGAGAATACGGTGGATTTGTAACTATATCATCCATTATGGTTTCGTCTGTTACTAAAAAATTAAATGGCTTTTCATCACCAAATCCTCTATAAACCAAGTCTGTGCTAAGTACATCATAACCGGCTGCCTCTAACACTTTAGAAATATGACCTTCGCCGCAAGCTGGCTCCCAAATATAGTGGCTAAAACTTTCAACTTTTAACAGAGCTTCAACTGACTTAGGATCTGTCGCATAATAGTCATCTCTCTCTCTTTCTCCGGTTGCTATGTTTTTACTTATAACTGTAGTGTAAACACTGGGATTTTTCATTATTCACTCCCTTTCTTAACAAACATTCGATATTTTCTATTGCGGATAGTTTTGTCTACAATATCCACATCATATTTAGCTCTAACCTGTCTCGAAAACTCAATTCTACTCATAGGAGTAAATCCGTTATCCACACAAAATTCTGTATATTTTCTGTGCACGTCTTGAGTACATTCATTTTCAATTTTAGGTTCTGATGCAAAGAACAAAAGAATAGGATTATTATTGATCTCATATTCATCTAATTCTTTCTGGACCTTTTCTGACATCGTAAACTTCTGTCGTTTTAATACTCTCTCTAATCCATCTAAACCTACTTGAATTAAATACTCCATAACTTCTTCAGATCTAAGCTTATATTTGATATATGGATCGTAGTCAGGATCATCATCTGAGAAATAAGCTTTAAATGGAACAATAATGAGTCGTGACATAACAGCTCCTGTCTTATCTCTAATTCTAGGAATATTGTTTGCTGAAAAGATCATTTTTGCATAGTTATTAAAATCGAATGGGTCTTGGCCTTTTCTTTCAACGTTCAAACGATCTCCTGATGTAAGTTTTTTAAATACAGAAGGATTTCCGATAAAATCATCTGCAATATCATCACCGATATTTGCCAGTTTGTGGAAAAGCTCTGCAGTCTTAAACCGATCTCCCAATTCACCTAAATCAAGGGCACAAGTATTTTCATCGCCAAGTAGTGTCTTAATCATATCGAGATAAGTTGATTTACCATTTGCTTTTTCACCTATAAGAATAAATGCTTTTCTAAGCTCATTTCTACGATAGAAAGTATATCCAATTACTTCTTCTAGTAGATCTCTAATAAGATCATCGTTGCAAGCTAACTTATCAAGAGCAGAATCTGCGATCTCTGAATAAGCCTCATAGTTATAGTCAAAATTAATTTTATTTGTCATAATAAATTCAGGTCCAAACGGAAGTAATTCCTTTGTTGATATATCATATACTCCATTTCTAAATGCAATAAAATTCGCATCATTTTCTTTGGAATTAGTTTCTATTAAAAGATCTAAATATGCAATTACTTCCATTCTTTGGCTTTTTCTAAGACCTGGAATTTCTCGAATCATTTCGGTCTCTATTAGTTTTGTATCATCGACATAAATTCCATTGTGGTAAATATGAAGCCGATTATTTAGTTTTATAATGTTTTTAGTATTCTTCATATATCTAGCAAAATTTCCAAAGAGAAACGTGCCTTGATCATTAAAGAAAACAGGTTTTTCAAAGGCCTCATCTCGCATTAATGTGTCAAGTTCATTTTCATCTAATGGATCTGAAAGAACATAACCATTAATTATTCTGAGTGTTTCTCGAATTTCTTCTACATCAAAACTGTAAGATTGCAGTTTTAATATATAAGTAAATAAGCTCTGGTTTCTGCCGTCTCCTGCTTCCATTTCTAAAAAATTATATTCTGATTTTACAGGAGTTAACCATCTTGGTAGAGGTTGTAAATGATCTGAATCATAAATGATCTCTCGTTCTTTTCCATCAAATTTTAATACAGAGTAACTAGCCTTAATTCCTACTTTAATGTCTGCAGTAAGTCCTATTGCAAGTTGAGAATGGATTTTGCAATTTCTCTGTATAATTTCATTATTATTTTTGTTTAAGAAAAAGAAATGTTTACCTCTAGTAGTTTGATATACCCTACATGCAATCTTTAGTCCTTGTACAATTTCAAATAAGATTTCAGATTGCGCTGCATCATCAACATCTACCAAAATTACATCCTCTGCAAGTATTCCTGCGAATTCAGGTAAATCTTTTACTTCATCATAAGTTCTCAAAGGAGCATTCTTAAATTTTGCCAAACACTTTTTATTTTTAGTTGGAACATAACCTTTAAATAAGTCGTGCATTTATACTGTCTCCCTCATATTTCTATTCCGTATTGTCTGAGTCGGTCTTTTGCAAGCGAAATGTACCATTGCTTATCAAGATACTCAGGAACATTTTTACCTATTACATTGCCATTATCGAAAAAGCAATGTTCAGGAGTATTACCAAATTTTTCAATTGTAGCACCCGGTTTTTTAATTTTTCCAATATATGTATCTGTTGCATTTCTTGAAGCAAAAACTCTGTAGCATTTTTCTGTGAGGTGCTGGCTGTTATGCCATGCTCTCCAATATTTTCTAGAAAGCTTTACAACTTTTTGAAACATTATAAGCTCATTGCATGAATTTATAGTAGTTTCAACTGGAGTTTTATCCTTCATATATGCAACCATTGCTTTATTAATAATAGGAAGGTCATTGTCAATAGGGCTTAAATTTTTCGTATAAGATCCTTTTGTTTTAGTTTTTCCATCTGCAGATACCAATAAGTAATTGTTAACATCTTTTTGATAAACCTTGGTATAAATATCAAAACCCATTCGCATGCCAGTTCTTTGCTCCCATTCCCACACAATATCGTCTATTTTATCGAAATCATTTAATGATTTAATCTTAAATAGCACACCATCTGTATTTGATTGAACAAATAATTCGATATGTGGTTCTAATTTTTCGATTAGATCTACTAAAAATAGTTGACCATTTACACAAATCGCATTGTTATCTCTAGGATCATATAAAGGCGAACTAGAATCTTTGAGCTGACCAGAAATTGCATTGTCTGCAATTTTATATGGGAGTCGAGCTTTTTTATCGCCTAATTCTTTAAACCTAAGGTTTTCTTTGTGTATCTTCTCAAAATTCTCAGGATTTCCCATATTTCGATAACCCCAATGGTATTTAAGTTGTAGTGATGGATAATATGCAGTTACATCTGCCATAACATAAATGCCTTCGCCATAATATTTTTTAAGAGCTCCATGCGCTCCTCCCCATTTAAAAGTATGAGGACATCCGGCAACTACCGTTTCTAATTTTTTCGTATAATCTCTATTTTTAGGATTTCTATACCAGTTTTCAATGGCCTTATATTTCTTAAGTTTTAACGTAGATGCAATTTCAAAATCAAATTCATCATTAAACCGCTGGCCTTTACCACCTAAAATTTTTGCAACTCTTTGAGCTCCGGTTTTACCCAAATAACTCAGAGGCAAATTAAAGATTTTAACAAGACCCATTGCAGCGTTAAATTCTGAGATACGGTTCAAAAAAACTTTAATTGCACTTTCAACGTCCCATGTACAATATTTAATCGTTTCTTCTATCTCTTCAGGTGTAAGTTTTCGGTCAAGGTTAAATGGTACAGATGTTTCTTTAATACTTTCTCCCATAAAACCTTCAAGCGACTTTAAACCTCCATCGTTTCTAAGAGCAACGTCAAAATTGATCATATTTATTTTTCTAAATAAATTTGAAAACTGATAACCAGGTCTTTCATCAACAATGATCCAATCTGAAATTTCTTTTGGATTCATTCCTAGGATTATACCTTTTTCAATGTATTGATCATACCGGCTGTTATTATAACCTACCCATATATCATTTGCATGTTCTTCAAAGTATGTAGTCAATTTATCTGGATCATTTACAATTACTGTAACAGCTTTTGTATCTGGATCAATAATTACTACTAACCAATCATATTTGAATACCTCAAAGTCGAAAAATTGTAGCATAAACTATCTCCTAACACATTGTTCTGACCTCCATATTCGCGATCCTAGGCATTTTAATACGTAAAATGATATTTTATATGCCTAGGATCTCAAATATTAAAATTTACTCAAATACATCTTCAATTGAGATACTATTAAATGCACTAGGATCATAGTTGATCTGATATTCAAGGCCTGCTACATCTTCAGCAATGTCAAGAACTAATTCTGCGAATTGAGCATAGCTCTCAAATACGACATTAATATCATCTGATGGCTCCAAACTCTTAAGCCAGCCTACTGCAGATGCGATCATATTTGCATCGTTTTTTGTTCCATAAAGAACACGATTCATGAATAAACAGCAGTTTTTGTGAGGATCTTCTGTGATTCTAAACTGTACCTTGAGCATTGGTCTATTGTCTTTTGTAGCACCAAGCTCCATTTTATCTAATTTACATGTATAAATACCTTCTTCGATTTCAGGATAATCTCCTGTACCTCCATTTTTTACAATCTCCTCTGCGTCTGACTTGAGCTGATTGAGATCTACTGTCTGATCAAACTTTGAAAAATCCATAATTTTTCCTCCTTAATTTGTTTTATTAATTATTGTTTTTAACATATCTACAAGTGATTGATCTTGTAGTTTTTTATTAGCTTTAACCGTTGCTTTTTGTGAAAAAGCATAAAATGGCTTTTGATTATGACTACTGTAAGTGCTTCGTTTTGTATGCTTATTCGCCATAACTATCCTCTCCTTCTTCTACGACGAACAGGTGTTTCAAACTCAGCTTCTTCGGTTTCAGGTTCATTTATTGCCTCAGAAATAGCATCTGCAACATTTATAAAATTCTCTTCAGGTGCATTTTCAGCAGAAGTTCTCTTTTTTCTCTTTGGCATCTCTACAGGTGGAGTTTCGACTTCATCATAAGGAATTTCTTCGCCTTTCTCAGAATTAAGCTCATCTATAGCATCTAAATATTTTGCTCGTTCTTCAGATAAAGCTTCTTCGTTTTCTGCTTTTCTACTCCTTCTAGTAGATTTTTCTTCTGTTGTTTCTGTTTTTGCTTCTTCCTTAGGTGTTTCTGCAGGCTCTTCTTTTTTCTCTTCGCCACGTCTAGATCTCCTTGACTTCTTTTCTTCTGGGTTTAAATCAGTTTTTGCAACTTCATCTGCAGTTTCCATTTCTTCATCTGACTTAAAATCACCTATCTCATAATAATTTCTAATCTTATCGTCAACATACTTAAGATCATTTTCGATTGCAAGCGATGGAAACATTCCAGCAGGCGACTTAACTGTGTCATGGCCATTATTCTGAGTTAAGAATGTATAATGACCATCTGAAACAGCAGTCTTAAGAACAATTGTTGACATACCTTCAAGCACGATCTTGTCGTCTAGCAACTTGCCAATTGTCTTAAGTCTCTCGAAGCCATCTTGATCTGTATCAGTATGGCAAAGTACGTATACAATGACATCATGTGGAAGTGATCTTACACAATCTGCAATATCCCAGGCGTGACGACCGATCTCTGTAAATTTTTCATAACCTTTCTCAGCAGATCTTCTCATAAACTCGTTTGCCATGACATACTGGAAATCATCAACTACAATTGACTTATACTTCTTTGCGGCTGACTCAATCTCAGCAACAATCTGAGAAGCATCATCAGTGTTTACAATGTGAAACTTTCCAGATCCCTTAAATGGCAAGATCTTTCCTTGAACATTAATTACAGCAAGATCTTCTTTATCAAAATTTCGCATTGAATAACTTTTACCTGTACCAGATCTACCTAGTACATAAACTAAAATACCCATTTAGTTTTCCTCCTTATCTTCTTTAATAAATCCTGTGACCACACCGTCATGTATTACGGCCGCATAACCGAAGCCATTATACAAAAGTTCGCATAAGGCAATTGGGATATTATTTTTATTCATTTTTATCCTCTCCTTTCTCTTTTGTTTCTGCTTCAGTTACACGACTTGCCCACATATCTGCCCAGTGGATAATCATGTAGAGGGGAGTCTCTTTACCTTGAAGCATGTATTTTAAATTGCCATACATTCCGTTATGGCACAGGATCGCAAATTGTTCATCCTCAGTAAGATCAATAAACATAGATGCAATTGCAATAGATCTAATCTCATGATCAATTGGAATTAAATCTGGATTAGTCACAAATGGTTTTGCTTTTGATATTTCTCCTGACTTTAAAACATTTGGAATATAATTTGGTTTTTCAAATTGTCCCATTTTTCCAAGATCATGCAAAAGTGCAGAAATAATAATTGAGTCTTTCATTTGTTTAGTAAGATTCTTGCCTCCTATAAGAGCTACTGAAATCTTTTCTGCAAGATGTAGAACATTAATGCTATGCTCTAATAATCCTCCTTCTTTTGCAAGGTGATGACCACCTGAACACGGAGCTTCTAAAAACCCACAGTCGGCCATATAATCTAGTAAATCGGCCATTCCTTCTCGCTTAGTAGATAAAAGTCTATCTCTAAACTCATCAACTAATTTTGACATATTTTCCCCTTTCTATTTTAGTATTAATGGTATATCTTCATGATCTAATTCTATAAATTGTAGATCATCTAAGATCTTCTTTAATTTTTCCCATGCCGATGGATATGCAATAACCGCAATTCCTCCGGCTTCTCTTATTTTTTTACATTGATAAATTTGTATTTCAGAAGGTTTTCCAGTTGGTGCTTTTGTTTCGATGGCAACAAAATGACCATATACACAAGCAAGAATATCAGGAACACCTTTCTTTGTCATACTATTTGCAAAAAATTTAACTTGCCAACCACCTATACTTTCAATATATTTTTTTATTCTATTTTCATAAATTTTTTCTTGTCCCATTAACCTTCTCCTTGGATTATCTTCACATAAACATAATCGCCATAAGTACTAACCCATTCTTCTGCTTGGTGCATCGTAGGCATCCATATATCTACCGACTGACCAGACTCAATGCTTCCTAGTGTTCTACCTTTTTTTATTTTACTTTCACCATAACCTGTTTCAATGCCATAACCTGTGTCAAGAATTTCATAATATCCGATAAACTCTCCGATACTTCCATCTGGGTTTACTGCATTGACACATGCTACGCATCCAATCCATTCTCTTTTTGCTGCCATTATTCCAGGTCTTGTTTGCTGTCCGCTAGCCGTTGTACCATGATCGATGTAACAGGTACATCTAACTATTTGAGAATCATCTGTTAGATCTGCAATTTCAAGTGGTTTTTCAAATGCTTGTAGTTTTAAAGTAATACAACTAAATGCAAAAATAAATGTAAATATTATGGCTATTTTTTTCTTCATCATATCCTCCTTTGTAATTGGTATAATGCATCAGTATAGTCTTTTCTCATTGCAAGTGTTGAATATATTGCTTCTTCAATTGAATTTTTACAAGTAAGATAATAATAGAAACAAGGTTTGTCTTGCCCGATTCTATGAATACGTTTCTTAGACTGTTCAAATAATTCACTCCATTCAGTAGGTGTAAAATATATAATTTTGTTTGCTTTTTGAAGGTTCAATCCCATTGCACCCGCTTGATATTGAATAAATGTCACAGAATTACTTATATTTTCATAGGCATATAAATCTTTAACTTTACCGTTAACAATGCTTATTTCGCGTTCTAGAAGGCCACAGACATGTGTTAGAAGATCAAGCTCTTCATAAAAATTATAAAATACAATTACTCGATCATCTGTAGACTCAAGTAAATTAGAAAATGCTTCTAATTTACCTTGATTATATTGTCCACAAAGCTGTCTCTTATATAGTCTTTCTGTAAGCGAATTATCACCTATCAATTCAATATTTTCATCGTTATACTTAAATTCAACTACTAAATTTTTTCTAAATTTTTTATATTCATTAGTTATGTCGACTTTAATAGTTTGATGTATTTGATCAGGAAGATCAAATACCTCATCCGTTTTAAGAAAGTGACAACCATGATTTCTCATTTTCTTTTTGAGTCTTTCTTCATTTTTATAACCTGTAATCACCATCCTTGGAAATCCCTCAGAGTCATCCCAATAATAATCTATATAGTGATCATAAAACATTTTCTTGGGTATATTCCACCCTAACAGATTCATCTGGCTCCAAAGCTTTTCATATTTACCTCCTGTCGGAGTACCTGACAATAAAATCACATTGTCTGGTTTAAGCTTTAAAATAAATTTAGAACGTTTAGCAGTTTCATTTTGAATAAGTGATGACTCATCGAGCATTAGAGTAAAATTATGTAATAACAAAAGTTGTTTTCTTCTCCATGCTAAATCATAATTAATGACCATAACGCAAGGTTCGTTTGGATTTTCAGCAAATGCTTCCCAATCTTTTTTATCCCATTTTGTACAGTCATAAATCATTTTGAAATCAAATTCATAATACAATGTAAAATGTTCAATCCAATCATCAACTTTTGACTTTTGGCAAATAACTAAGTTTATCTTAGTACCTAGTTGTTTGAGCTTCTCACTGCCTGTATAGGTCTTGCCGAGTCCCAGTTACATGTCATGGTAATAAGCTACACGATTAAGATCTTTCGTCGCAATCAATGCTTCTTTTTGATGATCGTATAATTTTATACCTGGCATTTGGCATCACCTCCTTAATGTAACGCAAATTTTAATTCATCTGCATCAAAATTTAATTTTTCATTAAGTATAGCAAGCTCTTTATCAGTAAAAGCGGTTTGGCCTCTAAGTTTTGCACTAGCTGCTGGAGCTGATATATGAAGTAGTTCGCTTAGATAGTTACCAAAGTCATCTCTGCCCGATTTAATCATTGCTGTCTTAATTAATATAATTAAATCTTCCATCAATTAATTCCTCCTTAAATTTTTTAAGTTCCTATATAATAGTATCACATTTGATGTATATGTACATACTTATTTTAAAAAATTTTCATTTTTCCAAAAAGTCAAGATCAAGTCAAGATCTTCCACATCTTTACTTGATCTTGACTTGAACTCGGTCTTACTGGTTGATGCATTTCTTACAAAAAGTCAAGATCTTTTGCCCAAAGTCCATTTTATATACGTATATATAATATATTATATATTTTATAAATTTTTCTAAGTTAATAAAAAGATCTTGTAGATCTTGACTTAGGGGTAAAAAACATGGCAACCAGTAAGCTTCGTCATAAGTCAAGATCAAGTCAAGATCAAGTCAAGATCTAATAATTTTTAATAGATCTTGACTTGAGAGAACGCAATTGCTGTGCTCTCTAAATACTTATAATAAACTAATTTATTTTTCCATTCGGTAGGAATGGCATCAATTCCATAATATAGACCTGCCAATCCTCCTGCGATAGCAGCTACAGTATCAGTATCTTTTCCTAAATTTACAGCTGTCAATACACAATCTTTATAGTTATCTGTATTTAAAAAACACCAGAGAGCAGATATAAATGTTCCTACTACATAGCCTGAACTATCTAAATCATCAATGTTCATATTTTTGATCATATTTAGATATACGTCTGAAGGATCAAAAGTATGATCTATAATTGCTCTACAAATTTTAACATACCATTCGCAGAAAAAATTAGATCTAGCTGTATTATGTGTAAGTGATGCAACTTTTGAAATTTGGTCATCTGTGGCATCAATAAATGCAAATGGAAGTATTCTCATCAATGCTCCATTTCCGTTTGCATATTCTCCAGTTGATCCGCATAGATCAGTTGAAAGGCCCATAGAATATCTATGGATTGCTCCTGCAGTTGTTCCTCCTATGTCGAAACATACACCGTGCGGAGTATATGCACCTGTTTCATACCAATTTTTAAATTGTTCCATAATATCATCAAAATTAATTCCATTGCATCTTATGATAGATCTCATAGTCGCTACTATCATAGAAGTATCATCTGACCAGGTACCTATAGGTTGGCTATGAGTTCCATAACCAACCATGTCTGTGCACTTAAATGATCCTCTCTCCTTAAACTCAAAAGGAACACCAACTGCATCTCCTACTGCAAAACCAATAAGTCCATTTAATACATAATTCTTATTCATATTACTTTACCTCCAATCTATTTGCATCCATGGCAGCTTTTCCATCTTTTTTACCTTGTTCAAATGCATCATGATCATATATTGTAATTTTAGTATGAGTTGTTTTCCAATCAGCTGACATTTCTTCAAAAGCATCTGTTACATCTTTTGGTGTAACAATCATAAGTGCTGTACATTGTGCATCTAATTTGTCTTGAATTCCATTTTTAAATCCTGCAAGATAACTATTCATAACGCCTTTAGTTTCAAAGCCCATTTTTTTCTTATTATAATAGTAATTACTAGCTAGTTTATTTCCAGCATTATATAAATAAGAAAATGTGTTTAATGCGATTTGTGCATCTATCTTGTGGCCATAAAATACAATATTCTTTTTTCCCATAAAATAATGTTTACACCTAAAGTTTTTAGCTATTACACTGGCAAGGCCGACTTTCCATTTTTTCATCTCGTGTTTACCATTGTCATAGAAAATTTCTTCTGCAATATCGTTATCAATAGTGTCTTCGAGATCTCCTATCTGAATATCATATTTTGCCATAAGTTCCTGAGCTTTAGCTGCGGCTGCAATCGCCTCTTCTTCTGATGGATTATTATTTGATAAATCCAATAAGTTCTTAATTTTCTCAATGATTTTTTCTGACATATTTTTACCTCCTTAAATCCTCTCACATTATTGTGCCATAAACATGCGTGTTATTGCTTCATATTGATCATCGTCTGCTTCATATTCAATACGACTTACTGTAAAATTATCTTTCTTTGCGTTTATGTCTTTAGTATACTTAATACCTAAAAGCTTCAAGCAATCTTCAATAAATCCGCATTCACTATCTAAATAAAATTCATCTACTCTTTTCATAATTACACCTCCTGGTTTGCAATTTTACATAATTGATTCGCATATTTCATTATTTTCTTTCTAGCAATTATTAATTGCTTAGATGTAAGAAAACCTGTTTTCTGGTAGAATAAAGCGAAGCTTGTAAGAATTTCAGCATCAACTCCATTGAAACCTATTCCGTTATTTTCTTTTGTTTCATGACTGATCTGTTCATCATAAGTTTGCTTTTCATATAATCTGACTAAAGCTTTTCCTACTTGATCATCATATTTATTTAAGATCTCTTTCATTTTATCTACTGTCCAAATCATATTTTTACCTCCTGAGCATTAGCTTTTGTTTAACTTAAGTATATTATACTACAATTGTAGTACTTTGTAAACAAAAAAGCCGTAATTTTTTCCATAATTTTTATTTTTATTAATACATCTAATGTAGTATAATAGTATAGGAGGTATAAATTATGAACAATTTGAAACTTTTGAGAATAAAATCTGGTAAATCACAGTCCAAATTGGCAGATGAGACAGGATTAAGTATTAGAACATTGCAGATGTATGAGCAAGGCCATCGACAGATTGCACATGCCAGAATAGATGTATTGTTAAAGTTTTGTGTAGCTTTGAATTGTAAATTAGATGAATTGATTTGTCCTGAATTCGAAAATCTCTACGCTAGTTATGATAAGAAGTAATATTATGTGGTGGCGGAATAAGTAGACGCAAATACAAATCCATGAGGATGCGACAGTTAACGGTTGGCGGCCATGCGAGAATCGAGACTACGTGCCGAAAAAGTAGCGACAGTTGGAGAACATATACTCAAATCATGGAGAAAAAGGCCGTATGTAAGGTGTAAATCCTTACCCGCATAATATGAAAAAGAGGAGTGATTTCTCACTCCTCTAATTTTTGCATAAATGACCGGTATAATTTAGGATTAAGAACTTGAAGTGCTTCTAATAATTCATTAAAGATCTCCCAAAATTTCTTAGGTCCTATTTCATATTTAAAATCTTCATTTGAATTTTCTTGATCAGATTTATATAATCTATCTCTTAAATATAGAAACATTGCAAGACTTTGGCAAGTTTGGTAATTACAAGGTGAATTAGAATATTTTTCAATCGCATCGTCAAGTTCTTCTCTTGTTGGCATTTTAATCCTCCATCTGATTAATCCTATCTTTCAGTTCATCTAGCTCCATCATGAGCTCATGCTTATTTCCAGAATATCCCATTTCACTAGAATATCTGCCACGAGAATCTCTTCTTGCATTAGATCCTCTTCCTCTAGCATAAGACATTCCATCATAATTATATGATCTACCCTGTCTCATACTATAATCATCATAACTCTGGCCCTCATCTTCCATTGCTTCAATCGTTTTAATTGACTTGAGGAAGTGAGCAGCCTTGTCACCTACTTCTAAAGAAGAGGTGGTAAGCTTTCCGTCTGAACCGATTTTCATCAATTCACCTTCGAGCATTTCTTCGATTTTGTAATACTTGCCCATGTTTTCCTCCTTCCTATGCAACACGGTTGATAACAAGATTTGCATTCTGTACTTCGATCAACGGAGTAGGAGTTGTTGCCGCATCATCTGTAGTTGCATCTACATAATCTACAGAGACATTAAAACAACATCCCTTAGGAACAGTAATTAATGCGGTTGATGTTAAATTTCCATATTCATCTACTGCAGCAGGAGTATAAATTGCTCTGCTTGTAAGACGAGGCTCACCGCAAACTGAGATTGCTAATGCGATCGGAGTTACTGCTCCACCTGTAGGAATTGCTACATTTCCATTGAAAGTTACCTGATACCTGGCAAAACAATTATTTGTTTTACCTCTGAGAATAAAAACCCCTGTTTCATCTTCATGAAAAACGCAACCTGTGTTGCAAGGGATAGAAGAATTGAACAAAATAGGCGAATTTAAAGCCACATTTTGAACTGTATTTGCTACATATTCTGCCATATCAGGTCCCTCCTTTACATATTGCATCCACATCCACAACCATTGTTATTGCATGTAAAAATTGGAGTTCTTCCATATACTGGTGTAGTAGGTACAGGACAATTTGAAAGACGGTTGTAAAGAGCATCTACTTCATCATTTAATCCTTGTGCAATAAATGCATTCTGAGCAGTCTGAGATTCTCTAAGATTAGCCAGACTAAGCTGACGCTCAAGATCATTGATCTTATCATTCTTTGCATCAAGCTCAAGCTGACAAAGCTTATCGAGAATTGCCTGAGTATTTGCTGTCTGGTTTGTAAGAAGATCTCTTGTATTGTTTGCATCGGCAAATCTTGTGGCGCTAGCCTCGCTCTGAATAATATTCTGAGTCTGGCATGTTGCCAATCTGTTCTCGCAGCAGCAATTTGCCTGCTGAGCGGCTAAATCAGTAATTGCGCCAGTAATAGAAGTTTGGCTATTAAATGCTGCCTGCATATTGGCAATCTGACGAGCATTAGCTCCCTGTTCTACTCCTGCAAAGCCATTACATAACTGAGTCTGAATATCTCCTAGATCAGACTGAACGGCTGTGATCTGATTCTGAGTTGAAAGATTCTGGAAGCCGTTTGTTGTTACTTCAGCCTGGTTCATCCATGGATAAATTACAGCGCCATCTGCTGCAGCACCACCAAAACCTCCCATGCCCCAGCCTCCGCCGAAGCCACCAAACATTGCAGCGATTAAGAAGAGAACAATCAAAGATCCCCAGTCTCCACCAAAACCGCCGAATCCGCCATTTCCTCCACCATAAGCAGGAGCCACTGGCATATAAAGGCCGTTTCCGTTTTCTGATAAACTCATAAATTTTTCCTCCTATAATTTTTGTAGGTTAGGAACTACTTACATAAGTAGTCCGTTTATGCAATCCCGGCCGGGTTATTGCTGAAACATTTTCATAAAATCAGGATTGTTCTGAAGTTGCTTGGCTTGATTTCTTGCCCAATTATATTGATCCTGAGATATTTTTCCAGTATTCATTAAGTATTGAATTGCATCATTTGGATTATTCATATATTCTTTAGGGATCTGTAGTTTATTTTGGAGCATAAATGCCATTGGATTTTGCATAAATCCCTGAAATTGTCCTAGCATCTGTTGCATATTCATCATAGATCGGCACCTCCTTTAGGTCTATTTTGTTTAGATCTATTTTCTTGTCTAACAGAACGTTTTAATTGCTCTTTAATATTGTCTAATTCATCCTTTAAAGCATTAAACTCTTCAATGCGAACATACTGAGATGTTTCTTCAAGTTTAGGAGACTCACCTCTAATAGTATAATCAATAATTTGCATTGAAGGCATTCCATTTCTGTCTGCAGATTTCACATAAATAGTATGTGCTTCAGAATCCCAAATATCCACAGAAGTATTTGGTGCCACTAAATATGCTTTTGCACCGGCTTCACCTTGCGCCCAAATCCTGTTGCTAGACATCTGAGGTTGTGTTTGCATCATGTAATTTTGTGCTTGTGGGACAAAATTTTGAGGTTGTTGATACATTTGATTTGGTGGATAAATCATGATAAATCCTCCTTAAAATAATAGATAGGAACTTCATTTCCAGAATCCCATGAATCATAATAATTTCCATTAATTACTGCAACTGCGTGAGATCCTGTTGCTACGACATAGTTTCCGATCGAATGATCAAAACAAAAATCTCTAATTGTATAACAATCTGGGCAATAATTGGGAATAGAATATCTTTTAAAACCTAGATCTTTTAATACACTAGACCAAACTGCATTTCCCGATGGCATATCATACATCATTCTAGCCTTTTCACAAATTAGATCAAATACTTGTAACCACTTAAGATTTGCAGCTTTGCATATCGCGCGTATCACGCAATCACCTACGGATTTTTTATTGGGATTTGGATTAAAGTACACATATTTCATAAATAGATATTATAACTATGTAGAATCTTTTAGAATTAAACTTAGAGACATCTTAGGATAATAAATGAATAAATTATTACATAATAAAAAAGCATGCCTAGAATCGCGTTCTAGGCATGCTCTTGGCATGTGTATTATTTATTTTGTAAATGCATCTTCAACTGACCAACCGAGCTTATAAATTCTGCCGTATAATGTATTTGCATTTTTACCAAGTTCTTTTGCCCAAGCGCAGATATTTTGAGCTTTTCCATTATACTCAATAAATTGTCCTCTCTTTGGCTTAGGAAGATCTTCAGTTTTCTTAATAGATTGTTTTCTAGCCTTTTCTCTACCTTCTTCAGGATCTAGCTCAGATCCTGGCATAGGAACTAAGTCGTCTGGCTTAATGATACTTATTGGTTCTGCTTTAGGTGCAGGTTGATCTTCCCATGCTTCATCTTCAGCTTTTAAGATCATATGAACTACTGCCAATTTTCCTTTTTTAAGATCATTTTTTGTGATCTTAAGCCCTAACTTTTCTCCTACCTCAATTAGATCTACACCTCTCATTGAAATTAATCTTTCTTCTCTTGTCATCTTTGCCATAATTTTTACCTCCTTATTTAATACAAATAAACAAACATGGTTCAAGATTTCCAGTTCTACGACACATTGTGATGTCTGGCCACATATCTGTCACTTCACATTCATTATATTCATCATCGATGGAATTTTTTCCGTCGTAGAATGCTAAACATTTTTCATTATCACTACTTCTAATTGATAAGCAATAATCTTCATCGAATATTTCTAATACATCGATAACTTTCATTTTTACCTCCTTTAGATCAAATCAAAATACATCATTGCATGTTCGACATATTCATCAAATGACTCATAAAAATCTTTACCTTCACCATAACATTCAATTAGTTGTACGACATATTCATTTAAAGTTAAGCCACGTGCGTTGTCGTCAACTTCAAATAATCTTTTAATATCATCAAGCATATTTAACACCTCCTTACTTAATAAACATATCGCAATGTGAATTTCTAATGGTAATGACCATACCATCTTTAAAATGAAGCACTAAGTATTCATGGAATTCATCCATTATGTCTTGGTGGTATTCAATATTAAAAGCATCTTCGCCGCCTTCAATAATATCCCAGCTTGTAAGACCTGTATATTCAAATTCAGTAGTTTCTCCTAGATCTGAATGTGTATATTTACAGTTATGATATACAAGTATTTTAACTTTTGCAGTCTCAAGATTTGCAATTGTCATTGTTCTTGTAAATGTCTGTTTCATATTAAATACCTCCGTATTTGTTACCTTTTGTTTAACTGAGATCATTATACTACAATTGTAGTACAATGTAAACCGTCTGTGGAAAATTTTTTGTGAAAATTTTGTGAATAGAAAAGAGGTAGGATTTTCCTACCTCTTGATCTTTGCAAAAACAATTTTTTCATATTTGTATACGATGTTTTTAATCTGTTGCACCGATAGATCAAATTCTTCACTTAAAGGTTCATAACAGATGCCGTCAATCAAACGCCGCCTTAAGATCTCTCGGTTTCGTTCGGCATTCTTGCCCGTGATCCATTCATCTATCGCGAATTCTATCTGAGTTCTCGATACATCTTCGATCATTTTCTTTTCCCTTTCTTAACTCGTCCCGTTCCATGGCACATATTACAGCATACGTAACCCGTATTTCCACCTGTTTTTCGTACTCGTTTTGTTGTTTTAATTGTCTGTTTCGCCGTAATAATCACCTCCATAGAAATTATTTATGCCGTCGTCTTCAGTTTCTTGTGTCACTTCTTGTGTAATAACTTCAAATTGCTGTTCTCTAATAACCCATGCCGCAACCACGGTTACAAATGCGATAAAAACAACTGCTAGCGCTATCCATTGTCGTCTGATAGTTCGTTCCATTGCGGCTACAAATGCTTCATACACATAGTTGTCATTATTCATTAGATAATTCTCCTATTTTCATTATATCCATTTGTACAATAATGTTTATAATATGGATAACCATTAGCTCCAGTATTTTTATCAATAGGACCAAATGCATTTCTTAAATCTGCATTATGAGCTTCATATACTTCTACATTGAATGTTGAAATAGTTTTTCCCCATCTAGATTTTTCATTACATCCACATGTTATAAAATGATTAAATAATACGGTAGGATTTGTGCCTAAGGCTTTTTTAATGTCTGGATTTTTCTCAGCATAAAAAACTGGATCAAATACTTTTGAAAAATTAACGCCCTGATATATAAAATTGGTAGAAACAGACTCTCCTCTAGACTTACCTTCAATTGCAATACCAGTATGACCTTTCGTCTGAGTAACAAATATATCGCCTTCATAGATAGTCATTCCGGTTTTATAAGGAATAGCTTTATCAAATAATCCAGTTTTAGCAAGCACACTAACCTCATCCGCAGTAGTATAATTGCCAGGATCTTTACCTGTTCCTTTGATTATACATGCTCTAGTACCTGAACTACAATCACATTCTGTATTAGTAGTTGTATCAACACCGTATTTAATTATTCCTAAACGGTTTCCTTGATCATATCCAACATGAATATTATTGCATAGAGTTTTCATTGCCTGCGCGATTGCCCTTGCATGTTTGGCTTGTTTTGGACGAATTACATACCATTTTCGAGATCCTACAAAATCTTTAAGATATTGCATAGATACTTCACCTTTAAAATCATTTGTTGAAGATTGTTTTTGATCTCCTAATTTTCCACCGGTCAATTTGCTATTTTCATCATGTCTAGCAGATCCCATTATTACTGTAGCCATAACATATTATCCTTTCTAATTGCGTGGTTTTAAATTTTCATATAGTTTAAAGAGTGTTAGGATTTTTTCATTTTGTTTTGTAATCTCAGTTTGAAGCTGATCTAGTTTTTCATCAGATCTAACATAATTTTGATTTAAACTTGATACTTGCGAAGTAAAATTATCAAGTTTTACTTCTAATGTGGTGAATCGTTTGATTATTTCAACTTCTTTGTCCGTATTCTCTCGTCTAGTACTATGTACGATTGCATAAATTGCAACCAAGGTACCTAGCATTGAAATAAATGAAAATAATCCTGCAAGTGTTATTGTAGTATTAAGACTCATTATTTTTTACCTCAAGAAGTTAGTTTTTGATCGTCGCTCTCAGGTATACCTTTAGCATATGATGTAATAAGACTTGAGAATGCACCTAAAAATCCTGTAAGTACCCACGCAAGAATCACTAATACTAGATCTAAATTTGCTTCTTTAATCATGTTAGAAGTAATGACTAAACCTGCAGGCAATGTACTTGCCCAAGTTTGTGCCATTGTTCTTTCAGCACGATCAATCGCTTTATCCCACCAGTCTTTTGTTCGATGTAAAAACATACTCTTTACCTCCTTTCACCCTTATTTATAACCATGAGTAAATTATAACACACAGTTATCGAAAAGTGTATAAAATATTTTTAATATGAATTAATGAGGCTCTCAAACTCTAAACAGTATAAGTATCGCCGTTAAATTGTCCATTTTGTTGCGAGCCATATGTTCCAACTTCTTTTGCTCCGACAGAAACTCCATCTACAAGAAGCCCTACGATACAATGTCTATATGTGTCTTGTGTTATTAATTGATAAGGTGTGCATTGATGTTTTACGTCTGCATTTACCTCGACATATCTAATAGTATTTGTAGCTCCCATGTCGTGTGTGCCGTTTGATGTAATGGTATATGTCCCCGTCATGCTGTTTGCGGTGACTTTTCCCTGCCCGTTATGATAACCTGCAGGTATTGTATAACTGCCACCCGGATTTAGACCTGCAGGAGTTACTTTTCCTCTATTGATTATGGTAGCTAAGGTTGCAATAACACTAGCAAAGGTGTTTCCTGTAGCTCCAACTGCCTGTGCTATTGCGGTCGCTTTTAAGCTAGTTAGAGCTTGGGAAAAAGATGTTTTTAATTCGTTGATAGCACCTGTTACTGTCTTATTTGTTGTAGTCAGGTTATTATCTGTCTTGTTTTGCTTATTTGTTCTTAGCTCTTCCAAAATATCTGATACAATTTTATATTCGATATTTGTGTCTATTACTAGCGAATCACCTATTGCTATAGCTTGGGTAGCCTGACACAATTTACCTTCGGAGTTGATGAATAAGTCGTCAACGTTCCATACTTGAGTAGCGGTGTCTCCCATCTCTATCTCTCCGATATTTTCATTCGCCTGAGAAGCGATAGAGTATCGTGTTCCTCTGACATTTACTATTCTAATATCATCCATAATTTTTCTCCTTTGCTTAGTCGTATTTTTTAAAACCTTTGATTTGTGCAACCTTAGTATTGTCAGCATAAATTTCAATATAACTAGCGGGAGTTGAAGTCCATTTGAACGTGATGTTATGCGAACTGCTTGTCGACTCAACCAAACTGCTAGAAGTAACTTTGCTTGAAAGTGTCGAATTAATCTGATTAATATTTTCAGTTACAACCTTATTCTGCACCGAATGGTGGACGTAGTGCTTAACGCTGTATCTGGTACGGGCGTACCATCTACTCTTTGAAATCCGTTTTGTTCTTCAATACCTATCATAATTTAATCTCCTTGATTTATTAGTTAATTCTAATAATTCCATATACAGATATTTTATCGGGTGTAGTGGCGGACGAATTACCGTAATCATAAGTACCCGTGGTTACTTTTATACTTGTTGCCCCTCCATCTATTCTTATATGGCTATTTGCTCCACCACATTCTGGAATAAACGGAACTGAAAGTGGAACTCTAGTTGGATATACTATCGGGTGCGACGCCCCCCACCCATAAATATACAAAATGTAAACAAAAGCAAAGTTGTTTGCACTTTCGTTAAGCGTTATCGTTACTGCGGTATTTGGCGTTGTTGGTGTGTTTGCCGAACCTAACAGCTTGTAAACGCCGCTATTGTCGAATAGCTTTTTTCCTTGCGCCGCACTCAAAGGTACGTTGGTGGTAGTGGTGGTTAAATTATTAATAACATCAGATTTAGTAAGTGGATTTGTCAGCTTATCTTGTTTACCTGCAAGCGCTGTCTCAATAGCTTCAATATCGTGCCCGTTAATCAATACTTTTCCATCAAACGCATTGATATTAAGGTTAACCTTGCCGTCTGTTTGCAACTCAGCTTTGATTCTTCCTACCTGAATATTATCTGAGCCGGAGAAGTCCAAATAAGCATTTCCGGTTTTTGTACTTCCAGTTTCACCTGCTGCAATATCTGTAGATCTAAGATTAGCGTATTTTCCTTTCACAAATTGATTCCTCGTAAAGTAATTAGAAACATTAGTTCTAGCTACTGTTTCATCTTCTACCGTAATATCGTAAGTTGTTCCACCTAAATCAACTTGTTTTATCTGTGGGTTTGGCATAGCGAATCTCCTTTCTAACTATTAGATGGTGTACCGATTGTTAACACACCATCACTAACACTACAACTTGTATTTGGTAAATATAAAACATGGTCTTGAACATAATAGTATGCCATGTCATTTATTTGATTCTGCAAGTCAGTCGCCGCGTCTTGTGATAAATGTCCCATAATATCTTGGAACCATAAGTCAAAAGCGGCTTGTTGTGCATCTTCAAAATCCTCAATATCTTGCTCGGCATCTGCAGTAGTTGAATTAAACCAGGTTAAGAAATTAGCTTCTTCATTTGATTTAAAATATGCAAGATCGGCTTGAACCTGTTGATATATTGTAGTCGTATCCCACTCTGAAACAGAAGACACAATGCCGCATCTACTTGATTCATAGCGCGTGTCAGTAACTTTATCACCTGTGATCGTTGCAACTCTTTTTGTAACAAAAATGTCAGCAAGACCTATTTCATAAATTGAGTTATTTCTCTGCAATTCAGGCCGAACAGGAGATGCCGCAGGTGTTCCTGCTTTAATGTATAAATCTGCTGTTCTTACGTCTACATTTTCATTCCATCTAAGTATTACTGTATCAATCCTATCATAATTGTTATCGGCCGCAGTAACTTCAAGTGTCCTTGACTCTGCTTCTTGACAAAGTCCTCCATCTACTACCGCAAATCCAGGAGCAACTATTACTGTCATTCCGTCTACACCTGCAGATACTTGAAGGTTATTGCTAGGATTAGGCATTACGCCTGTAGTAAATAGATCTCTGATCAATTTTCTCATTGGTTGTGATGAAACGGCACGATCAAATTGAGGATCGCCGGTTTCTGGATCATATTCAACCATTGAATCGAATGGAAATCCTACCATTATAAATTACCTCTCTTTCTAAATACTGTTTTTCCAACTTCCATTGACATGCTCCAGACACCTTGCTTAATGACCTCATGACATGCAATGATTTGGGTATCTAATGATACATTTAATTCAGGTAGATCTACTGATACAACATCACCTAACTCGAAATCTTCAATGTATTTATAACTACTATTGACGAAATCAAATTCTAGGTTGACTACATCTTCTAACTCATGCAATCTTGTACTAGCATCTGCCATTGCAGAAAGTTTATGTGCTATATCTCCGGCTTGTGGATCTAGAGTTTCATCATTAATAAAATCACTTTGATTGCTACTCATAGATTCTGCCGTAAATCTACCTATACTATCACTTAAGCAGTTTGCAAGAACTAATGTTTGTGTCTCTTCTTCTGCGGTTTGAATAATTGCATCTTTTGTTCCTGTATTACTTGTTACAATTGACGCAGCTTTTACAGATCCATTAGTCGTTGAAAAGGCAATCGGATTTACACCAAACGCATGACCATCTTGTGTTCTATCAATACCATGGATAATATTTAATGTTTTTGTACGATTTTCATAATCAAAAATAACTTCTATTGATGCATAACTTTCTTTTAGAATATCGTATAATTTATCTCCTAGCTGTTCATTATTTCTATTATGGATCGAGTATTTATAATTTCCGCTTGCCACTGTACCCCAATTTATATCTAAAGCAAAGTTTTTTGTGACAAGCCCTCCAGTTCCTTCGAAATCACCTACGAGATAATTTCTAAAAGAAATTTGTTTAAAGCCGTCGTAAAATGCTCTGGCTACTACATCGGCTGTCCCCTCAGCAGTTACCCACTGAGGAGAGCCGGTAGAAAGGATTGAGGTACCATAATGTGTGCCGGTGTCATTATCGAATTTACTAGGCTTAGCATAACATACCATATTATTTAATTCACTTTCTACAAATAGTCCTGAAAGTGTTAAATTGACTCGTCCTTGCTGTTTCTTTAAATTGACCTGTGATATTTTACCTAGTTCTTTTCGTTCTGATGTATATACATATTTCCATGTATCTCTGTCATATTCTCCTATAACACCGTCAATGACAAATTTACCAGCTTGATTATACATTCTATCCCATTGGAGATTATTAAATGAGATGGGCGTGACAAGATCAAAATTATCATTGAGTATTTTTACGGAAAAAGGTTGTTCATATCGTGCTTTTTCTCTTGCCATAGTATTTCTCCTTTAAATCATTGTATATTGTCTATAATAATATACGCTAACACTCATCTCATCAGTACCATTATCAGCATCGAATGCAACTGTATTCGCTCCTTTATCAATATACATTTTTTCAAATATACTTGCTCGATCACAAATACCTAAAATATTTTCACCATTATTTGTGATCCTTGGAGGATTTACCGTATAGTCGATGTCGATTGCATCTGCTTTTCCAAAAGTTCCTATTACTCGGATAAATCCATCATTTATTGATACTTTTGGATTTAACACTGGATTTCTAAATCTTATCTTAATCTTTACATAAGTTATTATATCACCATCGTTATAGATTTGTACAGACCTATCGAAATTAAATACCGCGTTATATGTACCTTTTTCGATAGAACTAAGCCAAGGAAAGGCAATATGAGGAGTAAGCGATGCAATATCTTTGCCGAAATCATCATAACTGAGTAAATAAGGATTTTCAAATTCAAATGACATTGTAAGCTTAAGTAAATAATCCTCATTAGTTGGCTCGTTGAATTGCATTCTATAAAGAGTTCCCTCAGCCCATCTAGTCTCATTTCCTACAGTAATATAGATCTTATAAGAGGTGTTATAGGTAAAAAAGTGTCTTGCCTTTTCTCTTTCTACATCTACATTTCGCCAATTGAGATTGCAGATTTTAATAGTTCTTTTTTTATCTTCTAATCTCATATTGTCTAAGGTTCCACCATCTCTGACGTAGTCTTGTGTCGTGCTCATTTTTCCTTCAAATGATGCAAAACCTTCAAGACCTTTCTTCTGCAGTCTCCAGTCGTAACCTTCACCTACATAAAGTATTGTATTATCTTCTCTAACAAATTTAATAAGCAAGGCTACCACCTCCTATAAGTCCATATTGTGCTTCTTCTCTTAATCTACGCGCTAACTCATCTGCAGTATCAATTGGTTGATTAATATTAATATTCCAAATATTTCCAGATGAAGCTCCTTCTGCCATTACAGTTGCTTGAGGATTTACAATTATATCTTCAAAATTAAATGCGTCTGCAACAGTATCTAGTAATCGTTGTTTATTATCTTCAATACCTTGCATAAATAGTTCCATCATATCTGGTGCATAAGTATGGAAATTACTCAATGGACCATATTTTGGCTCTGAGAAGCCGAGAAAGTCCTTTACTGATTGGGCGATATTTGAAACTGTCTGTTTCAATGACTCCCATTTAGCTAAAATACCATCAATAAAGCTTTGAATTAAATCTTTACCCCACTGGAGAGGATCTAATGATTTAATACCATCCCAGATTTGATGGATGACTTTTTCACCGGTCTCTTTAATCTTTACGAATGTACTAACAATCGCCTCAATGAATTTTGCCATTGTCTCTAAACCGGTTGCGATTAATGTAGGTAAAGCTTTGACAATACCTTCAATAATACTCTTAACTAGTTTCATACCATTTTGTAAAAACTTAGGTAAGCTTTTGATTGCAGTATTTAATAATTCACCTAATAAATTTACCATTGCAGCAATTATATCTGGCATAGCTTGAATAATTCCCACGGTCAATGCCATGATAATTCTTATCGCAGCGTCAATAAATAATGGTAAATTTTCAATAATAGCTTGAATGATGGCCATTGTTACTTGAATTATTGCATCAAGTATTATATCGATATTATCAATTAATGCAGTTATAACTTGCTCTACCATCGAAGGTATCATCTCGATCAATATAGGAAGAGCTTGAAGCAATCCATTTAATAAACCGATTATAAGTTGAATCGCAGCAGGAATTAATTGTGGAAGAGCTTGAATTAATCCATTTGCTAAACCTTGTATGATCTGTACTGCCGCATCTATTAATTTTGAAATGGTATCTGCGTTTGTCAATGTATCAACAATTTGTAATATTGCGTTTACGACAGCAGGGATCAATTGAGGTAAATTATCAACTATACCTTGAGCAAGGGCAAGCATTAATTGTAGTCCTAACTCGATGAGCGTAGGTACCATATTAATGATTGCATCTATAATTGTCATCATGATCATAGGCGCTTGATCTATTAATACTTGAGCAATAACTGGAAGAGCCGCGACCAATCCGTCGAATAGTGAAATAGCCGCTTCAATCAATGAAGGTAGTACCTCACTAACTAGTGCCGGAAATTCTTTAGCTAATATAGGTGCAAGCTGTTGTACTGCCTGTCCTATTCCAACTAAAGCTTGCTTCATGGCAGGAATTAAATTTCCTAAGAATGTCTTAGCAGAATCTACCATATTGCCAATGAGTTGTCCTATATCTGCATTAGGGTTAGCAAAACCTGCTACAAGGTTTGTCCATGCACCTTTCATCATGTTTGCTGAGCCTTGGATTGTAGTACTTGCTTCTTTGGCAGTTGTACCCATTGCTTCAAATGCCTCAGCTTCAGTCATAGTACCATTTCGAACAGCTTCTGCTGCTTCTTCTGCTGTTAAACCTGAAATATGCATTTCAGTTTGAACAACATGAATTGCATCAACAATATCGGCATAAGAAGAAATATCAAATTTCTGTCCGGATAGTTTTTCCGCGTCAGCAAGAAGTCGTTCCATTTCTTCTTTTGTACCACCGTAACCAAGTTTAAGGTTATCAAGCATGGTGTAGTTTTGTTTCGCAAAACCTTGGTATGCATTTTGGATGGACTCCATTGATGTTCCCATCTTATTTGCATTATCTGCCATATCAGTGATTGCAATATCTGCTGATTTTGCAGCAGCAACCGTATCACCATCTAATGATTGTAATAATGCGGCAGAAAAACCTGTAACAGTTTCCATGTACTCATTAGCAGAAAGACCTGCGGTTTTATATGCATTCTCCGCATATCCTTGTACAATATTCGCGCTATCTTTGAATAGTGTTTCAACACCACCTACAAGCTGTTCATATTCAGCATAAGCTTGTACAGAAGATTTTACTAATCCGCCGACAGCTGCAGTAGTCGCAACTAAACCTGCACCTATAGCTTTTGCTGCGCCTGAGAAAAATCCTGCGATTTTAGATCCTGATCTATCTGCACTAGTTTCTGCGCCTTGCAGTCCTTCGTCGTATTCTGTTTTATCTAAACCGAGAGTTGCTCGAAGTTTTAGTGCATCCATTTAGTCACCTCCTAGCTGAGACAGTTTTGATCTTATATTATCGATAATTTCATCTGCAGATCTTGTCTCAACGGGTTTAAGGGCAGAGTTTACGGCATCAAGGTATCTTTGTCCGTCGAAGCGTCCTATACCCTTTAAGTAATCTGTAACAAAAACGCGATATGTCAAGTCACGAAACTCTTTTTCGAATCTAGCCCTGACATATCGCATAAATGCTTTTATATTTCGTTTTGAGCCTCTGTACTCTCCATAGCAGAGCCAGAAGATTCGCTTCCCGTCATCTGATTCTGCAAGCGAAAAAGGTCCGTTAACTCAGGATCATTTATTAAATCTAAGAGCATCTTTGGCAATGCAATTATCGAAGGCGAGTATGTTTCAGGATCTTCTCCATTCAATAAGGCAAGTATTGCCAACACTTCTTTTTTGTGGTATGCAATTAGATCTTTAATCAAGACGATCCTTGGTTTATTACTTTTATATGTCTGAACGATTCGTTCATCTGCCATTATAAGAGTAATTGGGTCAATTAAATCTACAAGTAGGTCTAGGGCTTTTTCACCCTTAATATCAGATAATCTCATAAATAAATCTCCTTTATGCTCCTGTAGATACTGTTACCGCACAAGTCGCAGTATATTCTACGTTTTCATATACCATAGAAGCAGTAATTGTTGCTGTGCCTTCAGCTACACCAGTTACTACACCTGCTTCTACTGTTGCAACATTTCCGTCACTAGTTGACCATGTCACTAGTGTTTGTTCTGGAACAGTTGTTGCAGTCAATGTCTCAGTTGCCTCTACAGCAAGAGTAATCTCATCAGTATTAAGAGAAATTGATGGAGTTACAGGTGTTGGAGGAACAGGCTCTTCTCCGTTAACTGAATAAAATTCCATAGGAACTTCATTCTGAGTTGCAATTGTAGGATGTCCTGTAATCTCAAGTGCGATAGTACCTTTACCGTTCTTTGTTGTCTGAAGAGAAAAACCTCCAGTCGAAAGTCCATTCTTTAAATGGATTGCAACAAATCCGCCGTCGGCCTTATCACCAACCCACCAAACATCTTTGAAATCTGTAAGATTTACTTTTGTTCGAGGATTTACATGTGTTTCATCGAGCTCATCTATATCAGCTGCACCAAGTGCAAGTGCGATTAGAGCAGGTGAAGTTCCAAGGCCGGTTGTAGATAATTTGCAATCCCAACCATCTAAATGCTTACCTTCAGCCATGTTATTTGGCGCATTATCTACATCTTCGAAGAAATCTGAATATGTAGGAACGCATGAAGGGTTAATACCTCCTGTAGTTGCGCAAATAATATCTGCATCTTCTACAGTAGGATTAGCTGGATCAAATTTGTTTAATAGAATTCCTGCGTCCATCTGTAATGCATCAAATGTATTCTGAGGAATTCTTGTAAATCTTCCTGCCATGATTTTCTCCTTTCTAATATGGTGTTAAGAATTCAGCTAAAAGCTGTATGTAATATCTTTTCACATAATCATCGCCAGGCTCTGACAATCGCTGTGCGAATGGTTCGCCTTGGTAAAGATATGTATAACCATTATCAAGTTTTATTATGACTCCGCCTGAACCTAAATACTCGGCAATCTCATCTTTTTTATTTGAAATCTCTTTCCAAGATGGAGATCTATAATATAGGTTGGCATATAGAGAAGCAACTCCTCCAAGCATCCCAGTCGAAACTGAATATGCAATGAATGGATAAGTCACGTCATCAGGTACACTATTTTCATCGTACGCTGGAATGTTAAAACTTGACCAAAACTTATTTATTGATTGTTCCTTATCCATGTTTTCTCCTCACGCTTAAACTGGAAGTGTCCATTCTTCACATGAAACTTGTCGCATGTCAAGACCTGCACTTTTAGGTGTCTTATCGTCATCGCCATCAGAAGTAACTCTGAAGATTTTATTATCGGAACTTCTCCTAAATACGTCTTTTGGTTGAAGATTAAATGATTTTCTTGTAGTTGCAGTATATAAATTTACTACACCTGTTTTTGCAGCAATTCTAGCTTGAGTAGAATTATCTAATACCACTGCGCAATCAAATGTTGCTCCTTCAACCCATTCTTCAATGACAGATCCACCATAATCATCGTTGTATGTTATCTTATGCAACATTGTGCACTCTTCCATTTGTTCACTTAATAAACTCATGATAATTTCCTATATGCATTTAGTTTGCTACCAAATACATCTTTCCATGTCAATTGGGATCCACCTGATTTACCTGAAGCACCAGATGCTTTTGTATATGAATATCCACCAAAGCTTTCTGATTGAAATGGAGATTCTATTGCGGATTTGTTATTTGCAAGCCAATCATCAATCTCAGCAGAGAGATTTAAAACGTCGCGTGGAATGGCAAGGCTACTAACTTTTCCGATAAACTCTTCATCAATAAGCTTGTCAGTAGGATATAAATACACACCATCATTCAGAACTGATCCATTGATCATGAAGTACTGTCCGTCTAAAAGCTTATCAAAAACAAGTGACTCATTCTCGATCTTAAACGAACCTACATATTCTTCTTTTACAAAATAATTGTGAATATAATCAAGGACCTGTTTAATCATTTGGTTTCTCCTATTTCTTTTTGCTTGTTCGTTTAGTTTTAACAGGTTTATCCTCTTCGGACTGCTTAGCATCATTTGTTTTTATTTCCTCTGCGGTGTCCTTTTTCTTAAGATCTTCGATCTCTTCGATAAGAGGAGTTTTCTGTTTATTATCTGATCCGGACAACTCTTTAATCCTTGCAACACTAGGCTTTAAACCGAGGCGGGGATATTCATCCCCAACCTCGTATCTATAATTGTCGTCCTGGAGATCGGTAAAAAGTTTAATTACTTTATACATAATCTATCTCCTTTTTATGCTCCTGTTGAAGTAACTGATGCAATATAAAGTGCACCTGGGTTATAGAGAACAGGAATGAACAAACCAGAAGCTTTTGTCCAAAGAACAGCAGGATCCTTTTCCATCCACTGTGAAATAAATACATAAGGATTCTGGTTAGACTGATCAACTGACATAAACTTCTCAGCATCAACTTCTGGAGGATTTCCCCAAAGACCTACGCCCATGTTTCCGGCTGGGTTTGTAGCAAAGAATGTGATCTTATCTTCTGGGAAGTATCTCTTCTGAGTAATAACAGGTCTATCTGTTGAAGGATCAATTACAGCAGATGCGCCATAAGTAAGATCATTTACGATAACCTGAGTAATTCCAAACTCCTCTTCAAGGTAAGCTTCAAGAGCAGCAACTTTAACGAGTGCACCAACTGCAGCAGATCCGTTGATTGCAGTCTGAATTGATGCATGCTGACGCATCTTTGTAAGATTCTTCTTAGAAGTATAAATACCTGTAAGAGTAGTTCCCTTAGCAAGAGCAGCATCAATAATTGCCTGGATCTGAGCTGGAACATCCTCGCCCTCTGAGAAATCAATCTCAAATGTTGTCTGATCAGCAGCTACGCCATAATCAACTGTAAGATCGAGATTATTCTCTTTAATTGTAATCTTACCTGTTGCCATAAGTTCATTCTTAGCAACCTTTGTCCTTGTTACAACCTGATCTGCAAGTCTAATACCATCGTTAAGAACATAATCATACATCTGATCATTCTGAACGCCTGCGCGAAGAAGTGATCTCATTCTCTCTGACTGATTGATCTTAACCTTGATAAGACCCTTTTCAATGTTGTGATTATCAATAGGAACTCTAAATGTTGTCTGTGCCTCTGTGTCAAATCCATGGAACTGTGCCATAACTGGGATCTGATATTCATTGGCGATTGTCTGCCATGCAGCAGTAATGTTATCAGTCTTATCATCTCTGAAAAGACGATCTACAGGATCATTAGGTCTAGTTACCTGAAATCCCATATCAAGCCATTCCTGTTTTGGGATAAATCCCAAAATGTTATTCTCAAATTTTGGCATTTTATTTTCCTCCTTTAAACTATGGTCTTGTTACTGATGGTGAATTCTGGAATGTAATCTTTGTACCAAGAGCAAGCTTAGCAGCTGTTGCAACTACCTGAGCAAGTCTATCTTCATAAACTATACCCTGAGTAACTACAGATCCTGGCATATCACCATTTGTTACATCAACGTCTTCGTAAACAATGCCTTCAGCCTCACCATCGTTTGATGGATAAATTGTGCCAGCTTTTACATACTTTCCACCTTCACCGGTAGAAGTTGCGCCTGACTGTGCAATCTGACGTGTCTCTCTTACGCACTCTTCATGAGCTAAAAAATAACCAGGTGCGTAAACCTTTGAAGTATCATCTTTAATGAATGACATAGCTTATTCCTCCTTATTTGTTTTTCCATATAAGTTCTCATGGTACTTCTGAGCAAGCTCTGCAGCTCTAGTTGATTTTGTCTCACCTTTACCTGCAGGAGGTGTTTCTACTCCAGCACCACGTTTTTCAGTAGAAGAAATGAATCCAGACCAATCTTCTGTGATCTTCTTCTTTAAATCGTCGGCATTATCAAATGCACCTTCCTCGTTTAACTTAAGATCTTTGTACTCATTGAGTTTGAGAATCGAGTCAATATGCTTATCACCAACATTGCATTCAACTAAAAGTTTCTTATAAGCATCTTTTACCTTGGCAGCAGTCTCTTTATTTGTTACATCTGCCTTGTAGTCTTCGAGTTTCTTGTGCTCAGACTCATACTTTTCTTTCCAGTCATCAGCCGTAGTGCGATCTTCTTTAAGAGTCTCAATCTCTTTTTCAAGATCTGTTACTGTGTCAGCTTTTTTCTTGAACTCATCGCGCTCTTTTTTAAGATTATCACGTTCGTCCTTAAAGCCGTCTCTCTGTTCTTTGAGAGCTTCAGTGGTGTTTGTATGCTCAGCGATAATAGTATCAACCTGCTCTTCAGATAATCCCATTGTCTTGAGCATTGTTCTTGTTAATGCCATAATTTTATCTCCTTTTCTTCGGTGGCTGTGCTTCGCCATTAGATGTTTTTATAGAGGTAAGTTCCTCTACCTCCGATTAAAATTATACAAACTATTCAAAAAAAAGTAAATAAATTTTGGAAAAACTTGTGTACATTATACAACAATTGTAGTATAATATACTTAAGTTAAAGATACGGAGGTAAAAATATGAAAAACACATTTAGTCCAGATCGTTACGAAGTAGAGCTCGAGCAAATGGAAAAACACGTAGGTTTTCCAATCGAACAATGGGATGAAGATGATTTCATCGAATTCGTAAAACTTGTTACAGGCGACATCCCAACTTCAGTCGAGTTTAATGAGCAGTTCTTTTTAATCGATTATACTTGTTAAAATTAAAGCTGAGCTAACGGCTATACGGGCAGAAAGGAAAAAAGACATGGAAGAAAGAATTAGAAAAATTTATGAGTTTGACGTAGATAAACACAATATTACATTTGAAGAATATATCTCATATTTATTCAAAACATATGATGTAGAAAAAGACATTTATAATTCATTTGATGAAATGATTGAACGATATGAAATTGAACTTGGAATAATTTAAGGAGAATTAGATATGAAAGTAAGATGCGTAAGTAGATGTTGGATTGAAGATGAAAATGGAGAAAAAATCACGTTTGAAAAAGGTAAAATTTATAAATTTAAAGAGTCAGGCCCGGCAAACTGGCCAATGATTCTGATAAATGGTGAGTGGTATGACATTGTATGTTATCCAACAGATAGAAATTCGTATACAGATATGTTTGATGTAGATCTATTTAGAATAGTAGGAAAGAGGTAGAATAATATGAATTGCGTTTTATGTGGAACTAAAATAAAAGGTTATGGAAATAATCCGTGGCCATTATCAAATGAGGGAGAGTGTTGTAGAAATTGCAATGACACAAAAGTTATTCCTGCAAGAATCAGAGAACATGCATCACATCAATGCATATTCGAAAAAAGATATTGCAGATATGCAGAGAATAAAAATAATACATTTTGTTGTTTAGCTCCATCTGATGAAGAAATGACATGTAGATAAAATAAGCGAGGGAAAAATCCCTCGCTTTTATATTATGTACTTCCTAATTCATGTTTTATGATTTCTGTGTATTCTGGCAAATGGTTTTCAATTGCAGGTCTTAAAAATGGCCTTGATCTAACATAGCCATGCCCTAATCCACTAGAAGGAGGCACATCAAATTTTTCCCATCCAGGAGGTGGTACAAAATTTGGACCAGTTCCAAGTTCAACATAAGGGGCATATTCTACGTTAGTTCCAACGGTGACACTTTCTTCATCAGATTGAAACGTAATTGATTGTCTTAAAGTTCCACCTCTATAACCTGGAACTCCCGTACTTTCAGGTGTTCCAACTGGTGCTAGATTAGTGGCATAATCTCTAGCTTTTTCACCTATGATCATTAATGCTTTAGCACAAGCTAAGTCAGTAGCATTAATAATGTTTTTTGTGTTGTTTTCTACAATCTCAAATCCTGACATCTTATTATCTCCTTTAAATTATAATAAAGCCGTAATGTCTAAATGTACACCACTATCACACATGTTGTATAATTATTCTAGGAAGGAGGATCAATATGGCAAAAATAGATGAATTAATTAAAGAGAAAAAAGACGAAGAAGCCGCAATGACGGGCGTAGTTAAACCTAATCCTATATATTGCGAAACGTGTATTCACAGTCATGGTGATAGCCCATTAAATGATGGACCGGCTAAACTAAATTGCATGATGTATTATGACGAATCAAAACCTAGAGAAGTTTTATTTGATGGTGCAGAATGTGAATATTATGAAAAGGAGGACTAAGTCCTCCTTTTTTTAAAACTTATCATATCCCATTTCTGGATGAAGCTCCATATCAACAAAAAGCTTTCTGCCACCGTGCTCTGCGTCTGTTCCCCAGTACATTTTAGTAATTCTGTAAGTTCCGCCTCGTTGAAGTATAATCTCGTGTTCATGTTTTCCAAATGTACCATCTGACATTACATACAGAGCTTCTGAATCTTTAGGAACAAATATATTAATTCTTACTTGACCTGGATTATAGGATCCTCCACCTCGATTGATCGCTCCTGATATAAACTGAGGAAATTCTGCGACAGTTCCTATAAATTGATTTAGATCAGAATCTGACATATCTCGAAGCGCTCCATAATCAATTCCTAAAAATCCATTTTTTCCTTCAAGTGTTGAGAAGTTTTGTGCAGTCTGGACCCATGCATCTTCTGGCATTTTAGATTTTTCAACAAATGAAGTAAGATTTTTTATTGCATTTCCTTTACCTTCATTGTCCAATGAAACTTTACCTACGCCTTTAAAATTTGACTCAGACCAACCACTTGCTCCTGATCCAGAATAAGCATCAAATCCAGCGAGTGGTCTATTAAATCCACCTGATGCAGAAGTATATGATCTATAGGCACTCTTCTGAGCACTTGTCGCAGACGCATGAATAGGTTTAGACCAACTAGAGTACCATTTATCTCCGGTACCATAATTTGATGCGGTGTACCATTTTGCAGCAGCTTTTCTTTCATCACTAAAATCTACACCTGTGAATATAGGTCTAGACAGCACATTCACTTCTTTTCTAAGAGCGTCTCGTTTGACAAATTGTGCTTCATATTTCTTACCAAGCTTCTCAAATTCATCTAGATCTTTAAGATAACCTTCAAATTTATTAATCTGAAGATCATAATAATTCGTAGATATTTTAGCAGCAGCTCCTTCTGATTTAGCTTTTTCAATCTGCTCTGTAAAATATTTTTTCTTAGCAGAGATCGCGCTTTTCTTATTTGCATAATCTGCAAGAGTAACTTCTTCTTTCCAAATGCCTGAATAAGTCTTATTGATCTTAGCTAAATCTTTTTCAAGGGTGTTTAACTCTTTTTGTACATGTGTAAGCTTTATAAGATTTTCGGTTTCTTTGGCAGCTTTTTCTGCTGCAGCATCTGAGGATTGAGCCTTGGCAAGTTTCTTCGCTTCTGTAAATGCATCGTCCATCTCTTTGATGGATTTACCTTTGAATTGCGATAAGAATAGATTTTGTTCTTTGCTACTAGCATAACTTGCAAAATCAGAAAAATTATCATATTTAGAAATAGTCTCAAATAATTCTTTACCGCCATATTTAGAATAGTCAATAGCGATTTCTGCTGCATTATTAATAGGAGTTTTTTCCAATTTCTTAAGATATTTCTCTAAATGTGCATCAATCTTAAGTTTATCTGCGTCTGACAATTTACCATTTAGGTAATCATCCCAAATAGATGATGGTTTTCCCATCTTTTTTAAATCATTATAAAACTTTGTACTAGATGGACCATCTACCGCTTTAATCTCATTAAAGACGTTGCTCATTTTCTTGTCTTTAAATGCTTCTGCGATATTCACAGGCTCTTTAACGAGCCCTGATTTCTCACCATATCCCATTAAAATGTTATCGATTTTAGTAGCTTGAGCCTTAGGCAAAGTTCCATCTATGTATTTTTTCCAGTTATCTGATGGTTTTCCATCTTCTCCCATAGTCTTCCACAACTGGCCTGCAGTTTTTGAGTCTTGAGCTTTAATCTCGTTATAAAGACCTGTAATACTCTTATTTTTAAATAGATCTTCTAATAATTGTTGCTGTTTATTTTTAAATGTTTTATATGTCAATGGAACTGGGCTTAAATTATCACCTTTAGATTTAGCTTCTTTCCACTGATTATAACTCATACCTTTAATAGGAACTCCTGCAATATTGTCATATCTGTCATAAGTTGCAGGGTAATCGTCAAACTCAGCATCTAATGCACATCTACAATTATACACAAGACTTGGGTGTGCTTCTGGATCTCCTGGGTATCTAATAGACATTCCTTCAACTTTAAAGTCACCGTCTAATTTAGCAGTTTCTCCATCTAATTCTTGATGAGTAATTCTAGTTCTTGCATCCAATGTAGCAACCCATTTCTTTTTTACTTTAATTCCTAGTGTGTCAGCTTGCTTCATTCGCTCTAATCTACCTGAGTTTTGAGCTTGAGTCATTCCAGTCTTAGCAAATGTCTTCATCAAATTCTCATTTTTACCAGCAAGCCCTGTCGACACCCTTTTTGAAATTTTATCTAAGCTCTCACCTTGAACAATACCTTGTGTCAAAGCATTGTTTAAATTCTTCTGGTTCCATATGTAGTCTTTCTTTTGATCTATTTTCCACTTAGGAAGTAATTGAGGATTGTCTTTAATAAGTTTTGCAACAGCGTCTTGATTATATAAACCAAATCCAAAGTTAACTCCTGCGGTATGTTCTAAAGAATATCCCATGAAGTTTAAATTCTCACCAAATACATTGACAGCAGATTGATTAATCATGGCAGAAGCAATCTTATTCGAGTTATCTAATACAGCTGCAATTTCTTTTTTCTTCTGAACCCACTGTTTGCCAGTAAATACCTGACCTTTTCTCCATGCGGCATAATCTTCTTTTGAAATTTCTCCGTCTAGACATTTCTTCGCAAACTCTGCATCCTTTTCTTTAAACTTAGCATTAAAACTATCTAATTTCGATTGAATATCAGATTGAGCTTCACTAAATACCGTTTGAATTTTCTCATCTAATAATTTAATTTCAGCGTCTGTGTATTTAATTGCAGGATCTGATGGTTTTTTAACTACGTTTGCCATAAACATACACCTCTGGCTCATTAGAGCATAGTTAGAATCAATTTTAATAAATAAGGCCTAGAATTATATATCCTAGGCCTTAAATAAACTTTATTTATACTTCTTGTTCTTCAGGACCTTCCTGATTTTCTTGATCGTTTGTCAATGAATTAAGCTTGTTTGTCAATTCTTCATTTTCTTCTTCAAGTAAGTTTGCAGTATCTTCATCTTTTCTCATTAAGATGTTTGGTATCTCGTCAACTGAGATGAATGGAAGTTTTGTGAGTATTGTTTCATCGTCTAAATATTCAGCCGCAGACAATACCATATCAGTTTGTTCTTTCTGATTGCTGATTCTATTTCTTTTAAATACTGGAGTATCTTCAATTCCCATCAAAGCTAAAATTCTTTGAACAAACTCAATTACTTGATATTCATAATCGTCTGCTTCTTCATCCATAGGCTGATAAGCGGCGTCGATATGATCATTAGTTGCACCTGCTGCGACAGTATGTACATCTAATCCACCGAAATCTTCGTAAATTCCAGATCTAACAAGATCTAAGAATTCTTTTCTTGCTTGATAAGGAACTTCTTGTGTATAAGGTGTAACGGAACTATTATCTGTATCTGCTACGGCAATATGATTGAGCTTTAATCTGTCTCTAAATCTTGCAAGCTCATCATCATTCATTCCGCCTGCATTTCCGATCAACCAATAAATCTGAGCGCAATCATCAAGGTCATTTGCAAAGCCGCATCTAATAAGATCAAATGCATCTATACCGCCTCGCATTCCGACGATCGTAGATTGATGAAGCTTTGATCCCCAGAATGGAACAATAGGAAATCCTGGATAATTTTCTCCTCCTACAATCTCTTCGCCATCAGCTTCTGACGTCTGAATAATTTGTTTATACGGTCTTTTTGGTTCAACTATAACAAATGGATCTGATTTAGATTTTCTATATTTAGTATATCCGTCAACTTCATAAAATACAGCATAAAGAGGTTTTAAATCGTCTAACTGCCAAAACCTTATGCCTGCTCTAAGATCTCCTGTATCTTCATCCCATAAAGGAACAAACTCTGTGTATTTAAACACTTGTAAACGATCTAAATTCCAAAATCCAAAGCTGACTTTGTGAATTAATGCATAGTAACCTGCATTCTTAAGATCTGTATCAAATTTAGGTCCTAATGCTTCTTTTGTTTCGTCTATAGTGACTTGACGTCCTTTCTCGTCTGTAGTCTCAATCTTATGATCAGTGAACGATACGCCGTTTCCTAGCAAATAAGTGTTTCTTTGAGTATTTAATCTATGAAAGAAATTGCTACAAATCTTATTATTGCTTGCAGTAGGATCTACAATCTTTTCGCCTGTTACTGAAAAGATCATCTGAATGAATTCAAGAATTGTAACATTTCTCTGAGCATCATATTCATCTGCAGTCAAACATAATTCGTAGTCATCACTCGCTTTATGTATTGCAATAAATGCTTCAATTATTGATTCAATTGATTCACCATTGTTTAATCTCTCTTCATAATCCTGGAATGTTAACATATCAACCTCCTATTCATATTTCCACATATATCCTCCCGCACTTTTTCTTTTATTTAAACAGCAGGCAGATATATTTGTTTTGGGTATATTCAGATAATCGCTCGCATCTGTCATATAATCCCATACTTTTATCAGTTCTCCACTTTTTGCATATTGATAGACCTTTTTTGCTAATGGATGATTTTTTCCACTGTTTGCTTGACTTATTCTTAATCTATGTTCATCAGTAAAGGTCCTAACTTTCATTTTGCAGCGGATCTGTTCTTTTGCATCCTCATCATGATGCTTTTTGTACATGCCCCCTCCGCTGCCTCCTCCAACTTGATTATAACCCTTATTCGGATTTTTTAAATCTAAATCATAAATTAAATCCGCTTCTATTTTCTGAGCTTCTTTTCTGGTTAAATCTTTCAGCAATATATTATGTTCAAAATTGTCCCAGCCGTACTTTTCAATGTCTGCTTTAAAGACTGGGTTTTGATATTTATTACCGTTAGACCATCGTTTACTAGGAATCTGACAAGTCATTCCTATATATCGTTTTCCATTTATCTTGTTTACATGTTCATAAATGATATAATCCTTTTTCATATAAACACCTCCATATGAATTATATCATTAAATGATCACGTATTAAACTAGTAAATAATCATTTGCTACTCCTTCCTAAAATAAATCCTAATGTAATACCAAGTGCTGTACCTATAACACTTATTAACCCGCCTATCATTTTCTCTCTCCTTTATCTTAAAATTGGTTTATAACCTTCTAATGTAACACCTATTCGCTTTGTCTTAACAAAATATCTAGTAGCATCCATTAAGTGGTCCTTCTCTTTAATAGGAGTATCATCTGCTGCTGTTTCATCCCACGCATAGGCAGCAGCTTCATCTCTCCAGTTAGTTAGACTAGGCCTGATTTTAATCTTTCCTGACTTCAATGCAGTAGCAGTCATTCTAATTCCATCTAACACTGCATTATCTGCTTTTTTGACTCTAAATCGTGAGTCTTTTTTAAGCAGCGTAATAAATGATGCAGCAGAAGGATCTATGATTGTCTCTAAATTCTTCCTGTCTCCTACAAATTTTCGCAAGTCTATTATATATTCTTCATCTGTTTTTTGTACACCCATATCTCTGCCTGAGTAATAATATTCTTTCATTGCATACCAACTATTGCCATATTTGCCCCATAATATTGCAGCAAATGCGTTCATTGTACCATAGTCAATGCTCAAACACTCTTCTTCAGGAAGACCTGATGGTTCTGCAAAACAATCTTCATACATAGGAAAAATCAAGCCCTCTGCGAGAGCCCATTCTCCTAAAATATATCTTTTATAGTAGACAGTACCTTCATATTCTTTGCAAAGCTCTTCTACAAATTCTTCAGGAAGATACTTATTATCAAATATAGTGTAATGTTGTTCATAGATGTCTGCATCAGTATCTAAGAACTGCTTTAACCAGTGGTTTGGACCTTCTGGGTTTAATGCACCATCAAAACAACTATATGGCTTATCAAGACGTGATTTAAGAAGTTCAAATACTTCTTTATTCCATTCAGCAACCTCATCGCCATAACAATACTTAATAGAAGCACCTCTTAATTTAGCTACCTGAGAAACTTTCTCTGCACCTAAGCAATGAACTCTTTCTCCAAATAAATAACATGTGTTATCTGTTGAGATAGATCCAACTAAGCTAGCTCCCCACATATTTCGCATAGGTTCTAATATATTACGCTCAATAGTATTTTTAGAAACACCTAAGATAACACATAGACCATCTTTTCCCATTCTGTTTCTTATTCTCTTAGGGATCCAAAAATAATCACCATAAGTTTTCCCGCTTCTTGTCGCTCCAGTTTTAAAATTCCATCGATGCGAAGCTTCTTTATAAAATTCTTTCTGCATGTCGGTAAAGCCCATATATTATATCTTCCTCTTTCTTAAAGTGTCTCAGAATATTATTCGCAGCCTTCAATCTGTGCTAATACTTCATCTAATCTCTCAAGCGCAATAGTATTATCCACTTCTCTTCTGTCTCGCCAAATATCAGGACATCTATTCTTAAGCCAGAATACTTGAGCACCTGTATCAGGAGCTACGTGCCTCGTTTGAACTTCTCTCTTTATTAAGTTACCGTGTCCATCGTAAGTTTCCTTTACTTCTTCGTAATCATAGCCGTTCGCTCTTTTATAAAGAGAATTCTCAACTGTGAAATCAGCTAAATCTTTAGATCCTGAAAGTGCTGCTAAAAGTGCATCCTTTACCACTGGATCTTTTTTGGCACGGACAATAGACTTAGCACTTATTCCTAACTTTTCAGCTATCTGTTCTTCGCTAAGTCCGTTTCTTTTCCATGCTGATATTCGAAGAAGCGTATCTCCATCTAAAAGCATACATTGAATTTTTGTTGGTCTTTTAACTTTTGTCTCTGCCATATATATCACCTCTTATCGTTATTATATCAAAAATAATGCACTTATAAAACACTCATAAAATCATCTAAATTGTATACAGTTGTCTGACAAGTCAAGATGATATAGATCTTTACTTGATCTTGACTTATGATTCTGCTAGGGGTTGACATATTTCTCATAAAAAGTCAAGATCCGGGCAGCAAAGTTCTTTTATAATATACATTTTTATTATATATTATATATATTTATATATTTTTTCTAAAAATAAGAAAAGATCTTGTAGATCTTGACTTGAGACAGAGAAATGAACCAACCCCTAAGCTTCGTCATAAGTCAAGATCAAGTCAAGATCAAGTCAAGATCTATGTAAAAATTCAAGATCTTGACTTACATATGAGGAGCACATTCATATGTTATTAAAATAAAAAGTCAAGATCTTGACTTAAAAATCATAAAAATTTTATACTACAATTGTAGATCTTGACTTGAAAAACATATAAAAAATGACAAAAAAATAAAAGTTGTATAAAATACATAAACAATTAAAAAATCTGCAAGATAATTTTTTCTCAGACAGAAATTATTATCAGAAAATAAAAACTAGCATAAAAAATATTATCTGAAAATATTTTTTACGCTAGCTTAAATTGTCTATACAACTTTTGCATCTAAAATTATAGAAGCAATAAACGCCATCTTCTCAATTAGATCATCTCTATCAACTATGCATGTCCCATCTTCTAATTTTTCATGACTATAAATTATAAATTGTGCTGCTATTTTTAAGCACATTAACTCCCTATCGTCTTCGTTATTAGAAGATTTTCTAACATATTTTTCTAATTCCCCACACAATGTCTGTATCACTTCTTTATTATTTTTAAATTTTACTCCATCTCCTGTCATAACTACTCTCCTAAAATTTACATAAGAACTGGTTATAAATGTCTCCTATCATGGCAGTACAGCTGTCGAAATTTACGTTGATGTCGTACCAGCCATCTTCTCCAGTACCATCTTCAA